TTTCAATCGGAAATGGTATAATCCGAAGTATTTTTATTAGGTGAAAAGCCACTTTGATCTTGGTTTGGACCGCGAATGGGAGCAGAAACCACGGTTGGTGGTTCCGGCTCCCGTTTTCTTTTATTATTTTTTGACTTTTCTTTGGATTCATGAATCCATTGACAAAAATTTATCATGCAGCTGGTTCTGTTGGTGTAGAATATTTTGCCATTATTTCTGCATGTCTTCTTTTTGCTTCAATTGCTGCTTTTTCTGCATCGGCATGTGCTTTATCTATATCATATCCAGACTTTTTCAACGCCGTTGACATTCTTTGCTGTGGTGTCTTGCCAGATTTCAATGGTTGTTTAAAAAATCTTGAAGTTTCCGATACTTCGGTTTCTTCATTGCGTTGTTTTGCATAATATGCTGCAATAGCTTGTTTAGTGCGTTCTTCTTTTGTCTTACCAGCAAATTTTGGATTCTTAGATTTAACAAAATCATGAATCCATTCCCCAGCTGAAGATGATTTAGTCAAAACTTCATCTACCTGTTCGACTTCTTCTTTTACAGAATCGCATACACAAGGCGATTCTCCGCACTTCGGACACTTCTTCGATTTATCTTTCTTTTTCTTATCATCCTTTGAATCTTTATCGTTATCGCCATCATTTACAGCATCGTCTGTTGTGGGATTCAATTCTACTTCCGTCGTTCCACCTTCCAATTCATCAGACGATTTCTTTAAATCTTTCTTTTCCATAATAGATTTAGCAGCAGCAACAAGACTTGCCGATAAACCAAAATTTGTTGTCAATGCCATTGCTTTATCCTCATCGATGATTTTTGTTTTTATTTGAGCTTGTTTAGACAATTTACTGGATTGAGTAGGTTTTGGATCGTTGGGTCTTCCAACATTTTCAATCTTTTCCCTTTTCTCTGAATTAGTTTCTTCTTGTGCCAATTTCAGTGTTTCCTTACTTCTTTTATTCGATTTTTTCGTTCTTTTTTCTATTTCTTGTTCTCTATTTTTTTCGTTTTCTTTATTTCTCTTTACTATATATTCTTCTTGATCTCTATTTCTTTTAGCACCAACAGAAATACCTGAAGAAGGATCATGGCTGCTCATCGATTTTCGTCCTGAGCTGGAGCGATGTCCTTCTATATGATTCTGAGATACAATTTCACTTAAAGATTTCACTTGCTTGTTGCCTTCATCATCCAACCAAGTTTTTCGTGTTTATCCAATCTATCTTGAATAAAATTCGATAAACCCATTTTATTAGCAGATTCTGCCAATTTATATGCTTTATTGAGTTCTTCGATCAATATATTGTTGTCCTTTATCAATTCGACAATCATAAGTTTTGCTTGCGGTATATTTATTTGATCTTCTATAACCGACAATTCAAGATATCTATTGAGAGAACCTGGAGCATACGAATTCAAAGTTCTTATACGTTCAGCTATAGAATCTACTGCATCGAATGCATCGGTATATATTGTTTCAAACAACCCATGATATTGTGGAAAATCGGGTCCTTCTACATTCCAATGGAATGCATGTGCTTTAAGATAATAAGAGAAAGTGCTTGCTAATACTACTTTCAATTGTTTTAAAAGATCATTCATATTTTCATACCTTTGTTATATTATTCGCCTCCACCACCAGAACTACCGCTTTTTCCGGGTGAATGTTTTTCTATTTTACCATTTGCCATTCTTATTGGAACTAACGGTGCGGAAACAGTTTCTCTCTTTCCTGTAGTTCCTTTGGGAACAGACAATTCCGAGATGAATTCTTTAAAATTTACCAAGCGCGGCATGACCAATATCTCGCTTTTGTTTTTGGTCCAGGTGTTTCGCAATGGTGTCTAGCCCTAAAGCTTTTTCTTCTGGCGGGAATATGTTTCTTGATAGTCATATTAGGATCACCGAAATTTACTTTTTTTATATTTCCGGTAGATGGATCTCTTACATATACTTTAGATTTTTTTACATCGCCTTTTGTGGGTTTATTCAATGAAACTTCTTTACCGTGATAATCCGCTTCATAAATTCCCAGCGCTTCTTTTACTATTCGTTTTACTATTTTTGCGGTTGTTTGTCCAGGAGTTTCATTTTTATAAACATTTACCAATGAATCTGTACCGTCCAATCTTGAATCTGGATCATTCGGATTTATCGATTGTGGTTCCGGTGTTTCACTGGTTTTACGATGTTTGGATGTTTCATGGGGTTTCTTTATAGGGCGCATATCAGTTTCTTCCGATGCCGATTTGAAATCCGATTCCGTGGGTCTTCCTTTTTCACCAGGTTTACGCATATGTTCTCCAGAACCTCGTTTTATTCTTTCTCTTTTTGCATGAATATTATCCCATAAACCATGGGTATTTTCCTCTTTCATTCTTTCTTTCATGTAAGCAGTCATGACTCTTGGCAAACCTTTCTCATCTTTCGGTTTCTTCAATTCATGAGAAAATGGATGTTTAAAATTTTTCATCGAATTACTTTCTTTTTTTATTATTTATAATTTTTACGCCATTCATTCAATATATCGTGTGTAAGTAAAGAAATAGTTTCATTTACTTGTTTTTTGGGTTTAGGTTGTTGTCCTGTTCTAACATCATTATAAAGTTCTTCTGCATGTTCTGGTTTGATATTTGGAGACAATCCTTGACGAAATTTATTGAAATTTCCATTTTTTGCATGTTCTCTCATTTTAGATGCTGACATACCAGAAACACCTTCTGCATCTGGATCTCTATGACCAGCAGATACAACATTGATTTGTTTGAAGTTGAATTCTTTTCCTGGTCCATTATATCTATCTAATAATCTTTTGTATTCATCGACTCTATCCGAACCAGCAACCATAGTAACGTGTGTAACACCTTGTTTATGCAATTCCTTTAAATGATGCATAAAAGTTGGATTTTCCCTCGTTGCTACACTTATATTTGTATTTGGAAACATTCTTTGTGCATGTTTCAATTTTTGTTCTGGCGATAAAGGATTTTTATCTGAATCTTGTGTTCTTGAAAGAACAATAGAATGATTTGCGCCATTCAATCTTGCCAATTCTTTTACTTTATCGACTAAAGCACCATGACCAACAGTTGGTGGATTCATTCTACCAAATGCAAATACATGATGCTTTTCTTCTTCGTTTATAGGTGCAATTTCAGATTTATCTGTTTCACCACGACCTCTATTGTTTGCAAAATTATTTCTTGAAAATTCTGCTCTATCGACCAATTTAGTAGGTCTTCCATTGCGTATTGCAACAAATCCCTCTGGTTTTACAGATTTTCCACCCATAGTATGTTCAAATTCAGTTGGATTTCCTAAAGAATTTACGAGAACATCTTTTGCTTTTTGTATATGATGATGCAAATCGAATGCATGACCAAATTGTTCTTGATTGCCTTCTACATCATTTATAAAATTTCCATAATGTTCTATTTTTCTCTGTTTGGCTGAAGGTGTTTTTACTTTGCTTGCTTCATTGTCTCTTTTTTGTTTTAGAAATTTTACATATTCTTTTGGATTTGGTGTTGTTCCATCTCTGACGGTTTGATTTATGTATTGTTTCATGTGTTCGGCATGATTGCCTAATTTTTCCATAGTTTCTGGATGTATTTTTTGATAAGATTCTAAAGCATTTTTCTTATGCAATGCAAATTTACTTTGTGCAGGTTTGGTATAATTGAATGAATGACCAGAATTTATTTCTGGGTTTACTAAATTTACATCTGGGTGTTGTTTGAATTTGCTGTGATCTACATCGAATCCAGCTTTCATATCTTCAAACTTTTTACCTTTATATTTTGTATGAACTACAAATCCAATTTGTGAATTAGCAATTCTTTTTCCCATACCAGAATTTTTATGGGCACCATACGTAATAGTATTTGGAGTAAATTTATACTTATCTCCATCTTTTGTAACGTCGGGTTTTTCATAAAGAAAATCGCCCTGATAAACACCACCTTCATTGGGCATTGTTTTTGGTAAATGTTTAAGGGCAGCTTTTAATTTTGCCGCTAGCCCAGGAGCATGACCATGATTTTTGTCTATATCTTCTTCTGTATAATTTATTTTTGGATTTTTATTAAATGCAGATTTAGATGCTACAAAAAATTTACCAGTTTCTGGATGTTTGCCAAATACAACGCTTGGACTACCATCGTATTTTACTGTAATCTTAGATTTTGATTTTTTGCCTGACAATAAATTATGAGCATCTTCCAATGTAGATGCCGCATGTCCTACACCTTCATCCCCACCATGTATTATATGATCTTCTGCATGTTCTAAATGCTGAAGTTTATCGACATCCAAGGATTCGGCTAAAAAAGAATAAAAGTTTAACATTTATACATCTCTATGAAGTTTATATTTCTTATATATTTA